TCAGCGCGAAGCCGGCAGTGACCGTGAAGGACTCCAGCGCGGGCGCCGGCGAGCTGTCCGCGGTCGCGCCCTCGGTGGCGATGAACTCGTAGTACGGGATCTCGCCGTTCAGGCGGTTGCCCGCCATGTCCACCGGGCACACGAAGACCCGCTTGGGGCCGTTGGTGGTCAGCGCAAAGGGCTGCGACGTGGTGTTGGCCGCCGCACGCCCCACCTCCCCGGAAGTCTCCCAGGTGGAGCCCGCGCCGCCCAGGCGCACCTCGTAGTACGCGATGGGCTGCGTCGTTGCGCCCGAGCCCGTCCAGCGCACGATGGCATTGCCCGGCGACTGGTCCACGCCCACGATCTCCACGGGCTGCGGGTGCAGCACCGTGAAGGTTGCGGTCGCTTCGCTGTCCGAGAGCTTGCCGCCCGTGACCTCGTGCCGGGCCCGCAGCGTGTAGCTGCCCGCGAGCTGGAAGGCCCAGGTGAAGCCCAGCGTCTTGCCCGAGTAGACCGCTTCGGCGTGCTCCCAATCGGCGCCGTTGACGCGCACATGCGTCATGGTCCAGTTCTCGATCGTGGTGGCCGGCGCGCTCCAGGACACGTCGATGCCGTTGCCGCCCACCTGCACCACCAGGCCCTGCACCGCGTCGGCGGGCACCACCTGGCCCGTGACGATGTGCTCGATGGTCGGGGCGGTGCCGGCCGGCGCGCTCCTGCCCACGCCGTTGTATGCGACCACGCGGAACACCAGCCGCTCGCCCAGGTCCGCGTTGACCGCCACCATCGCGTAGTCGTCGCCCGCCAGCGTGAACACGCCGCCGTTGCGCGACACGTACACCTTCGCGCCCTTGTAGGTCTGCTGCGTGGAGTAGTAGCTCACCATCGCCTTGAGCTGCAAGGCGCTGCCGTTCCACTCCATCGTTTCCGCCACGTCCGCGATGACGACGTGCTGCACCGCCGCGTCCAGGCTGGAGTAGTTGGGCGTGGGCACGGCCCCCGAGGGGTCGTAGACCGTGGCGTTGTACTCGATCGCGGTGATGCTGCGCTCGTAGTCGTGCGAGCCCCCGATGCTCTTGATGCGGAAGGGCTTGGCGACCTTGGTGACCTCGCCAAACATCCAGTCCTGGTACAGCTCCGGGGCCGCGGGCAGCGGCTGCGCCACCGTCAGCGACAGCGTGCTCAGGGGCGCCTCGGCGCTGGCGCTGTTGAGCACCGAGCGCGTGACCACAACGTCCGTGTCCCACAGCTCGTAGGCGGTGCCCGGAGGGATCACCATGCCGGGCTCCACCGTCACGCCGTTGGCGCCGGCGCTGGTGAAGGTGCCCAGCACCGCCAGGTCCTTGCCGCCGACCTTGATGCGCTTGACGGGCTCGGTGCCGGTGTAGCCGTTGAGCACCAGCCGGGCCTCGCTGCCCACGTTCACCACCGACGCCACCGTGCCCGCGTAGCGCACCAGCGCGGGGTAGCGCACCAGCAGCGAATAGCTCTTGCCCGCCTCCAGCGTCACGTCGCGGTCGAGCTGCACCAGCGAGGCCGTGCAGCCCGCCTCGAAGCGCCCGCCGTAGCCCCACTGCGGCTGGTCGTGCTGCACCAGCACCACGTCGCCCACCGTGCAACCGATGGCGTCCAGCGGCGCGGTGAACTCCACCGTCTGCTTGACGTAGCGGTTGAGGTTCAGCGCGACGTTGAGGTCATCCCACGCCTGCTGCGCGCTGGTGACGCCGCGCATGTCCACCGTGACGCTGCGCTCGGGCACGCCCGCGGACGCGGCCACCTTGTCGTAGACGCGGATCGTCTTTTGCTTGTAGCTGTCGTCGCGGTCGGCGTAGGTGCCCTCGATGGCGTTGGCGCGGTCGGTCATGGGCAGCCAGCTCTGCTTGAAGCTGCCCTGCACGATGTTCGCCACCGAGAACATCATCACCGGGGGCTCGGCCCGCTCGATGGCGACGGTGTAGCGCGTGCCCACGCGCACCATCTGCGCATGCCCGCAGCGCATCACTTGCTGCACCGCGTCCCACACGTTCGTCTGCGTGTCGAACACGCCGTTGTACTGCAGGGCCCTGGTGTCGCACCAGGCGGCCCACTCCTTCCAGCGCCGCAGGTCGAAGCGCGAGAGCGCCTGCCCGGCCCCGTAGCGCTTGTTCGTGAGAATGTCCAGCGCGATCCAGGCGGGGTTGGAGCTCGCGCGCCACTCCCAGGCCTGCGTGCTGTCGTTCCAGGCCCGGATGACCTTGCCGCGGTTGAGGTGCGTCACGGTCGGGATGCCCGAGAGCGTGTCGCCCAGGCGCAGCCGCAGCGCGATCAGCGCGGTGTGGCGGTAGCCCACCTTCTCGGTGGCGATCTCGTTGAGGTCGGTCCAGTAGAGCTGGTCAACGATCTTCTCGTTGATGCCCATCTGCTCGGCGCCGATGCGGCGCACGCGCACGTCGTAGGCGGCTTCCGCGAGCTGGTCGCTGATGAAGGAGCGGCGCACCGCGTTGCGCGAGTTCGCGCGCATTGTGTAGCGCCCGGAGCCCGAGAAGCGCGGGACCATGGTCGCCACCAGCGTGGGCGCGGGCATGGGGTCGGGAATGGGGTCGTCCGCGCTGCCTGCCGACCACGGCAGGTACAGCCCGTCGCCGATGCGCAGCTCGGTGCCGTTGGGCACGTATTCCTGGCTGCTGTTCCAGTAGCTTGCGGCGAAGACCCAGGTTTCCTCGTAGCTGCCGCCGTCCGCGCCCCCGGGCAGGGGCAGCCACTCGGTCGTGCCCTGCCTGCGGTACTGCATCTCGACTTCGACGCCGTGCTCGTAGTAGCCGCCCTTCTTGCCCGCCTCCGTCAACCCCGCGGGGAAGCTGAAGTCCAGCCGCACCTGGTCCACCTCGCCGCTGGTGGAAAACTGGTGGTAGGTCTCGGTGAGCTTGTGGTTGACGTTGATCGGCACCACCTGGCTGGCGAACCACGACGGCGGCTGCTGCTCCGGGCCGCCCAGGTAGATCTCCACCTGCGGGTCGTAGGCGGGCTTGCCCGCGGTCTTGAAGGCTTCGAGCGTCTGGTCGTTAATCAGCAGCTCGCTGGGCAGGATCGGCGCGACCGGGCCCTCGCCGCAGTTGATGAGCAGGTGCAGCCACTGCGCATCGCCGTCCTGCGTGACGTAGTTGTTGATGATGTTGCCGCCGTAGCGGAAGGTGCCGTACACCACCGGGACCGGGATGCCCTCCGCGGCGGTGTTCTTGGCCCCGTCCGCGCCGTAGCTCGGGCTGTCCTTGGGCGTCTTGGCCGCCTTGGGCGGGGGCAGCATCGCGTTGACCAGCATGCCGCCGACCACCGTCACGCCCACCTGGATCGCGGTCACCATGGTGGCGGCGCTGGCCGCCACGAAGGTGCCGCCCGCGGCGGAGTAGATCGCGCTGGCCGCGTAGGGCGCGACCATCGCCACCACGATCAGCGCCACGATGCGCAGGATCGACTTGCCGCCCTCCCCGCCGCCCAGCACCAGCGGGCACACCACCACGCTGTCGCCGGGCTGCGGGAAGGCGAGCTTGCGCTCGTCGCCCTCGAACACGCGCCCGCTGATGGAAGCGACGAAGTTGTCCTGCTCGCCCAGCGCCGCCACGTAGTCGTGCAGCGAGCGCCCCGGCGTCCAGGGCAGCATGCTGCGGTTGGCGTTGCCCGGGTTGAACGGGTCCAGGATCTCGATGAGCCGGATGTGCTGATTCATGGCGCGTTGAATTCGTAGTAGCCGGCGATCCGGCGCTCCCACTCGTCCAGCCGCTCCACCGTCACGCCCCCGGTACGCTCCCAGCAGTGGATGAAGCGCTCGCGGGGCAGGAGGTAGCCGACATGCGAGACGTGGCGCCCGATGCGGAAAGTGATGAGGGCCCCGGGGCGGGGCTTGCAGGGCATCCAGCGCGTGATCGCTTCGCCCGTGATGAGCCGGGCAATGTCCTGGGAATCCGTGGGACTGACGTAGGGCGGCACCGCATGGCCCGCCCTGCGGTTCATTTCCACCACCAGCCCGTAGCAGTCGAACGCGTCGGGCCCGCGCGCACCCCAGCGAAAGGGCTTGCCGATCAGGTCAACCCAATCAGCCATAGCGCACACCGTTGGTACTCATGCCCGGGTATGCGCCAAAGTTGATGGTGTTGCCGTGCGCGGCGCAGCCGTTGGCACCCTGCAGGGTCAGGTCACAGGTTTCGAGCGCACCCGCGTAGCGGCAGGTCTCGCTGTCCTTGTAGCGCCACTGGCAGTAGTCCTTGGTCTGACGCCGGCGCGGGAAGGTCTTGGTGGTCTCGTTCTCCGCGCCCAGCACGAACTGCGCGGAATACTCCGCGGCGGTGGCGGCGGTGATCTGGAAATACTCACTCAGCTCGGGCGGCCCGTCGAGCTCCGCGCCGTTGACGATGTGCATGGTGACGTTGAAGCCCACGCCCCCGCCGTACTGCTCCATGTACGCCTGCAGCGCCCCGGTGATCTCGTCCACCGTCAGCGACACCTGGGGCTGCCCGCCCGCCTCGGTCTTGAAGGTGATGTCAAAACCCACGGCGACATATTCCGTGCCGGCAATGGTCACGTTCTCGCTGTTGCGGACGAAGTGAATCGTCTCCACCACCGCGCCCGTATCCGGGTTTACCACGTCAACGTCCAGCGCCACGAGATAGGGCACGTCGCTTTCGATGCGGGCCTTTTCGAGCGCGGAGGCGATGGAAATGAACTGGGACATATAAGTCAGTAATTACTTACTTGATTATGCCTGTTCAAGCTCGAAGTCACAATCCCAGCGCTGCTCGCTGCCATGCCCGACATACTTCCACGCCAGGTTGCCCTTGAAGCGCACGCTGTAGGCCACGCCGTCCTGGGGGCTGGTCCAGGTGAAGATGCGCGAGCCGCCGTGCACCAGCTGCCAGAACGCGGCCACCGCCGCCTTGTCCGCGTTGTCGATGTAGGTGTAGCCGCACTTGAAGCTCAGGCGGTTCTTGCGCGTGGTGCGCGGGCGCGTGGCGGTGTAGCCGCCCTCGATCTCCTTGCGCACCGTGTTGTCGATGTGCTCGATGCCGAACTTCTTGGAGTCCAGCTTGGCCCCGCTGGGCAGGGTCGGGAAGCTGTTGTAGCTCATCACTTGGCGTCCATGAGGTTGCGCATGTTGTCGCGGAAGCCCCCGGGCTGGCTCATGCCCGCGAGCACCACGTCCAGGATCATTTGCCGCCCGTCAAAGCGCGGCGCACCGCGCTGCTGGGCGTTGACCGGCGTGCCCGACTCGTTGATGACGTTGACGATCACGCTGGGGGCGGCGGCATCCTTTTGCCCCGGGGCGCCCTGGCCCATGAGGTTCACGGGGATGCGCCGTCCATCGGGCAAGGGGACGAAGGCCTCGGGGCGCGAGCCCTCGCCATACAGCGCCAGCTGCGGGCGGTTGGCGATGCCGCCGTTGGCGTACTTGCGCAGCGCCACCGAGCCCAGGGAGGTCATGACGCCGCCGTTGGCGAACGCTGCCCCGCCGCCGAAGAACGAGCCCACGGCGGAGCCGATCCAGCTCATCGCGCTGCTGGCGCCACTGAGCGCCGCCTCGCCCATCGGGGCCATGGCCTTGAGCACCGAGCCCAGCCCCTCGATCAGGAACGACGTGCCCTTGAGCAGGTAGTCCAGCAGCGTGTCACCGCCTGCCTTGAGCCCGCTCACGAGCTGACCCCCAGCGGTGGAGAGCTTGTCCGCGAAGGCGCTTTGCTTGAAGCCCACGGCAGCGTCATAGGACTTGCCGATCATTTCGGTGAGGGTCTTGCCCGCAGCGCCCAGGTCGATCGGGGTCTTCGCGCCCTCGGTGCCGTTGAGCTTGACGGCGTTGCCGATGCTGCTGACCGCGCCGGTCATCATCGGGGTGATGCCCTCGCTCATGACCTCCTTCATCTTGACCTTGGCAATGTCGGCCAGCACGGAGCGCAGGAAGTCGCCCATCTTGAGCTTGCCCTCGGCCAGCCCGTTGACGAAGCTGTCCATCCAGCCCGCGGCGGCGGTCTTCATGTTGTCCATGCCCTTGCCCCACTGCTCGGCCAGCGTGGCGATGGGGCCCTGGGCCTGGATGCGGGCGCGCTCCTGGATGCCCGTGATGACGTTGTTGGCCTCTTCGTACAGCCGCGCGACCTCATCGAGCTGCTGCGTGGTCAGCTCGCCGGTCTCGCCGATGGCGGTGGCGCGCTGGTCGCGCACGCGCTTGACCTGCTCGATCTCGAAGTCCGCCTGCGCCTGGATGCGCTTCTTCTCGTCGCGGATATTGCCGATGCCCAGCTGCTTGGCCTGGTCGCGGAACGTGGCGATCTGTTCGCGCACGCCCACCTGGGCCGCGCCGGCGCGCAGCGTGCCGGCGAACTCTTCCCAGGACGTGCCCAGCTTCTTCAGCTCGGCCTCGATCGCGGGGCGGTTGACCGACAGGTTGGCGAGCAGCGCATCGACCGCGGTCTCCTGGCGCCCGCGCTTGGGCATGGAGCCCGTGAGCGCCGCCTCGCTGTTCTCCAGGTCCTCGCGCAGCTTGGCGTACATGGGTGCTGCCTTCTGCAGCGCGCCCTGTGCCGCCTGGTCCTTCAGCTCCTGGGCCCGCAGCTTGATCGCCGCGTCGCGCTCGTCCAGGGTCGGGAAGCGCAGCTCCGCACCGGGCTTGTCGCGGCGCTTCATGCCCGTGGTGGCGATCAGGCTGTCCACCTCGGCCCGGGCGCGGGCATTGATCTCTTCGATCGTGACCACGCCGTCGGCCAGCGCCTGCGCCGTCTCTTCGAGCTTGACGATGTTCTTCTGCCGCGCCTTGATGTAGTCGTCGTAGGGGCTGTCGGTGGCGAGGTGCTTGTTCTTCTTTTCCTTGGGCGGGCGGTACTCGTCGGACTGCATGTTCGCCAGCTCGTCGGCCAGGCCCTTGCGGTACTTGTCGAAGGAGCCCCGCGTCGCGGCAATGTCCGAATCGCTGACGCCGGCCGCCTTCATGCGCTCGATCTCGGCGTCACCCAGCGTCTTGGCGTTGTCCAGCCGGCTCTTGACCAGCTCGAACTGCATTTCCTTGCGCCGGGCCTTGATGCGCTCCAGTTCGGCCTTGCTCGCGGTGTCCTTGTTGCGCGACGCCTTCTCCCACTCGGTATCGAGCTGGCGCATTTCCTCCTGGAACTTCTCGACGCTGACGTTCTTCTCGACCGCGGTTTCCAGGCTCTTCAGGCGCGAGCTGGCCTGCTCGGTCGCCATCTTGGTCGCCACGTCGCGCTCGGCCTGCTGGATGGCCTCGGGCATGGCGGTGAGCTTCTTCTGCACCTCGGACAGATCGCCCTGCAGCTGCGCCAGCTTCGCCTGCCCTTCCGCGAACTTCTTGCCCATGGGCGAGTTCGCGTCCGGGTCCTGGCCCTTGACGCGCATGCCGTTGAGCGCGCGCTCCTGGGCGTCGATCTGCTTGTTCAGCTCCCACTGGCGGGTTTCCAGGTCGCCCTTGTCCTCGCGCAGCTTGTCCGGGTCGCCCTCGATGGCCTGGCCCGCCTGCGCGCGACGCAGCCGCAGCTGCGCTTCCTCCGCTTTGCGGGTGGACG